CACTGATTGACGTTGACGGTCACGGCCACGTTGTGGACGGCGCCGGCTTGCTTAAGCGCGATCTGGAAGGGCACGGATTGGCGTGCGGCGCGGGCGGTCGCCGATTGCGAACTCACCGGCGGCTGATAGATGTAGAAGCCCTTGGGCAGCGCATCGCCGGTGGCCAACTGGCCGAAGCCGGTGGCGGTCCACACGCCGGGAGCGGCCAAGCCGTTGGTCACGGCCTGCTGGCACGCCTGCGCCAGCACGGCGGCGATCTGGCTCATGCCGGCATCCGTCTGCGGGATCTTGTTCACCGACGCGAGCAGGTTATAGATGTTGATCTGGGCGTAATTGGCGAACCAGTCCAAGCCCATGATCAGGTCGGTGAATAGGCCGGAAACCGACTTGCCCTGCTCAATGATGGCCGTGCCGGTGTTGTAATTCACATAGACGTTGCAGTTCTTGCCCTCGAGGGCGGCGATCTGCGAGCTGGTCAGCGTCTCCGGCGTCACACCCGGCTCGGCCTTGTACATCAGCGTGATGGCCGTGTTCGTGCCGGTCCAGTTCGTGGTCATGATCCGGGCCAGGTACGAGACGATCGCATAGGGGTTGTTCGCGAGCTGCTGCAGGAGGTAGGCGACGTCCGTGGTGGAGGTCGACAGCAGGGCGCCAACTTCCTGGGTGGTGACCCCGTAATAGTGACGGGCCACCGATGCCGCTTCGACATAGGTCGAAATCGCCGTGTGATCGGTGTCGGCCGCGCCCAGCACTACCAGGCCGTACCAATAGCCGGGATAGAGGTTGTCCATGGCGGTGACGGCCGCGAGCGCGCTCTCCGCCGCCTGGCCGGCCGCGGTATAGGCCCCCAGCGCGGTGGTACCGGACAGCATGGTGTTGATGGCCGTGCCGACACCGCCGCCCGTCAGGGTCGCGCCCGACACGGTGATGGCGGTCGAAGTCTTGGCCAGCGTGTAGCTATTGCCACCGGAGCCGCTGGTCGTCGCCAAGCAATAAACGACGGTCGGCGCGCTCGCAGGGTTGGTATAGGACATCACCGTGAGCAAGGGATTGCTCGAACTCGCCAGGAACGTTTGCAAAGCGGCGGCGGCGAGTGCGGCGGTGCCAGGAATATTGATCTGATTGCCGGTGGCGCCCGAGGTCACCCAGGTGATGACCACGCCATTCACGGTCACCGTGTCGTTGTTGGCCGGCGCGGCGCTGAAGGTGATCGTGCCGAGCGCGGTGGTCGCATTCAGGAGGCTGACGGTCGACGCCACGCCAGTCGACCCGGCCGACGTGATGACGAAATTATTGTAGATGCTGTTGTAGACACAGGTCGTGCCAGCCAGCGCGGTGTTAAGCGCCGTCTGGATCGTGCTCGCGACCGCATTGAGGTTCGACGCCGCAGAGAAATTCAGGCCGGTGATATTGTTCGGCACGCCATTCAGCGTTACTTCAAACGAGCCGGTGGTGATCGCCTGCCAGGTGGCAATGGCCGAGTTCGCGGTGGTCAGGCCGCCGCCGATCAACTGGCCCGAGGCCGCGGCCTGTGCCCAGCGGCCGATCAGCAGCGTCGTCGGCGCCGGCGATTGGCCGAACCAGAGCGACGCGGCCAGATATTCGGGCGCGACGGTGCCAAAATCGTTGGCCACCGCGGTCAGCGAATTATAGGTGCGCAGGCGCTGCGTCAAGTCGCACACCTGCGAGGTGCCGACGATCAGCGCGTTATTGAAATTCTGATAGGAAGCGCCAGAGGGTGAGACGTTCACCGTGACGTTGATGAGGCGAGATACGGGAAGTCCCAGACTGGACATTGCTTAGTCTCCTGTCGTGACAGCAGTGATGGTTTCGGTGACGCCTGCGGCCGGCTTACCGTTGTTGTCGATGGTCACCGTGCCGTTGGCCGAAACCACGTTGAGGATCGGGTAGGTGCGTAGGATCTGGCGGCGCAGACGGAACATGAAATCGGCGCGGTAGAACCAGCGCTCCTTCAGCAGGGTCGGCACCGTGATCACCTGCCCTGTGTCGAGAAGGCCGGCGTTTTGGGCTCGCCAATATTCCTGGCTTTGCGGCACCTTCAGAGAGCCGCGTAACTGCTTGGCATAGGACCGAGCGTGGGGGCCGTAGAACTGGGTCTTGATCTCGACCGTCTCGTGTTCCTGGAAGGTGTCCTGGCCCGTGCTGTTGCCGGAATGGGCGCTGTACCCGTACTGATCAGCATCGGCCGACGAAACCAGATAGCTGGCCCAATTCGTGCTGAAGGGCGGCAGATCCGGCGGGTCAGGCTGCAATTGCGGACGCACGAGCGCGCCTGCCAACCCGGTCACGCCGACGATGTAGGCCTGGACGTAGTCGTCGAAGGCTTGGTCTTCGAGGAACTCATTGACCGTCGGGACGAGCAGCCCGCCGACCGCCGAGGAGGGCGCCGGCACATTCAGAAGCGTCAGAACCGACATCAGGGTGCCGCCTGGTCGACCAGATCAATCGACGTGCATTCGGCCGAGATCATGCCGCCGCCGAAGTTCGAGAAATCATCGATAGCCCGCACGATGAAGCTGTCGCCATGCCAGGTGATCAGGTCGGGCTGATAGTTCGTGCCGGCGGCCTGTTCGGGGCCATAGAGCGGCGTCGCCGTGATGACCTTGATGGACTTGGTCTTGGACTGATACGCCTCCTCGCGGACCAACGAATTCGAGCTGGTGGGCTGCACCGAGGCGATGATCGGGAACGTCGTGGTGCTGGGCGTCGTGCGGCCGTTGGCGCCGATCACATCTTGGCGCCGCGTGACGGTGACCGTCTCGCCGGCAAGCATTGGGTCCAGCAACAGCTCGTTTACGTCCAGCCAAGGCATCAGGTTTTCCGGATCACGAAGGTTATGGCGTTGCGCAGGGCGCCGGTGTCGATCAGCGTGTTGGTCCGGGTGACGCCGCGGCGCACGCGCGCCTTGATCGTGTCTTCCTTGAGCGCCGGCGCGATGTTCGAGTTGATCTTGTTCTTCGCACCCAACTGAGCGCGGTCACCGGCGGCATTGAGCGCCTTCTGCATGACGTCTTGCCGGCCCTCGGTGGCGGCCGTGGCCGCCTGCTCGAGGTATTTGATGATCGCCGGCTCCTGATCCTTGATGCCTGGAACCAGGAACGGCCGCGGCGGAATGCCAGCCTCGGGCGCGCCGTTTTCGTGGATATAGCCCAGGGCGGCATTGGTTATCGGGCCGTCGTCGGCGTCACGATCCGTCTGAACCGCCGGGATGCCGACCAACACCTGCTGCTTGGCAAGATCGGAAATCGCCTTGGTGAATTTCCCGAGCTTGTCGAGCGTGATGTCGACCTTGATCTTCACTTCTTTTTGGACGGCGCGGCGGGCGGCGGCGACGGATCCGCCACCGGATCGACAGCGGGGCCGGCCGGCCGCTCGGCGGTATCGGTCCGCTCCTTGACGCCGGGCGGGAAAATCTGCTGGGCGGGCGGCGGCACGGGGGCCGCACCGTCGATGCTGATGGTGATCATGATGGGGTGCCCTTAACGAGGAGGGATCAGCGGTAGATCGATGTCCCGAAGGCCCGGCGGCGTGGCGCCCGATAGCTCGGTCCGGAGCAGAAGGCGCGCATCATGGCGTAGAGCCGCTGGCCATAGGTGGTCAGGTTCCACTGGCCGGCGCCCTTCGACGCCGCCGCGGTGGTGTCATAGCCGATGCTGGCCTTGTCGAGGCTCTTGGAATTGACGGGCCCCGTCGCTTCGCCAACCACCTTGCCAGTGGCCGCAGCCGCGGCGTCACGCGCTTCCAGGACCATGAAATGAGCGACGTAATAGGTCGCCGCCAGGTCGAGGTTCTGGCCGAACCGGCAGGGATTGATCTGCTGATAGGCGATGTTGATCCAGAAGTTGACGGCCGTCTCGGGATAGGTCGTCGAATTGCTGAATTCAGGGAGGGCCGCGATGAAATCGGCATAGGCGATGGTCATGCATCCGCTCCCTTGCGCGCCCGGACGTCAGATGAGATGGAACTGGCCCCGAGGGGCTCAGTTCATCGCCTCGATCTGCATGAAGTTGAACACGATGTCGGCCGCGGTGGTGCCGGCGTTGCCGGTGATAGCCACCAGGATCGGTGCATTTTCGGGGGCAGTGACCGCCGAAGGCGCAACTAGGGCGCCGACCACACTGCCGGCCTGCGCCTGCTGGTGGATCGCCTGCTGGGTGTTCGACCCGGCGGCGCCGTATTTGAAGATGTCGGCGCCCAAAGACCAGCCGCCGGCCGCGCTGGTGGTGTTCAAGACACCCGTGTCGGCCACGGTCGTGCCGCCGGTCACCACCTGACCGACGACGGCGGTGGTCGGGTTGAAGATGATCTTGCAGCGCTTCGCGTTGGTGTTCGAGGCGATCGTGCCCATCGCGGTGATGTTGAGGCCGCGGAATGCCTGATCAAAGCAACCGGCCGGCAGGGTATATACCGCCAGCACATAGTCCGATCCGGTTCCGGCCGGCGCGACACCGGCGGCGCTGATCTGGACATTGATGTTTCCGCCTTCGCCGATCTGCGGGGAGGACGAGGCGAAAGAGGCCGCGCCGTTGCCGAAATAGCTGCCGATCACGGCCGACTGCTGGGCGTTCAACGTCACGTCCCCGAGGGCCGTATCCAGCAATTTGAGAAAGTTACGCATAGGGATACCCTTTCTGTTTCAGACGCGGCTGATCGTTGGTCAGTCGCCGTCGGGAGTGGCGTAGATGACGCCGTTCTGCACCATCGGGCTGCTCTGGTTCTGGGCAAGCCACGCCGCCCAGAACCCAGCATCGACGCCGGGCGTAACCGCGCCGACATCGACCGACACGCCGTTGACGGTCAGGATCGCGCCCATCGGCAGAGTGCAGGCGACAGTGACGGTCGACATTTACGCGGCCGTGGTAGTGGCAGCTTCGGGGGCAGTCACGCCGCGGCCCTTGGGCGCGCGGGCGTCGCCACTCTGAGCCAGCGGCTCGAGACCGCTCTTAATCTTTGCGCGGTTGCGGCCTTCAGTCTTGATGTCCTCAGCCTTGGCGGCAGCGAAGATCAGACCGCTCTTGACGATGGCGCTGTCCTTGTTCTGCTCAAGCCATTTGGCCCAGAAGTCGGCATCGACGCCGGAGGTGATGGCAAATCCGCCCACGATCTGATGGCGCGGCGCCTGCCCATGGGGGACGGCATTGCCGTTGATCTGGACTGAGGTGCCGGCGGAGCGCGCCACCTTGACGACGCGCGTGCCGCCGCCGATGACAGCTTCGTCGCGTTCCTCCATTTCGAAGACGCGCAATTCAAGACCATGCGGCAATTTACAGCCGACCGTGACGGTACCAGCCATGTGAAACTCCTGAGTTTTGTGGGGCGGAAAACTGAGACGCGGATTGGCGCTCAATGAGGTGCCCGGAAAAATCCAGGCACCCTTTCAACGTCAATCGCCTGTGATCAGACGCCCAGCATCTGGGCGATGGCGAAGGGCTGGCGGATGACCGCGCCCCAGGTGCCGGCCGTGATCTTCTGTTTGAAGGAAGACATGGCGCGAACGATGGGGTGAGCCCGCATCTTCTCGTTGAAGCTGCAGAAGCCGGTGTCCTGCCCTTCGACCTCTTCGGCGATGATCTGAACCAGATTGCCGCCGGCGAGACCCTGGGGATTGGAGGTCGACAGAACACCGTACTGGATGGCCGTCTCGATCCGCAGGTTGGGGAAGGATTCCTTCAGCATGTCGCGGACCGTCAGGCCGAACGAGTTGGTGAACTTCAACGCCACCGACGATGCAGGCGAGAAGGCCAGCACCAGCTTGGTTTCGTCGTCGATCAGGCCGTTGGCCTGGCTCACCAGCTTTTCGTAGATCGCCAGGATGTCGTTATAGACCTCGTTGGCGGTCGCAGCCGGCGCGGTGCCGTTGAACCAGGTGGTGCCGCCCCACGCCTTGGTGGCCGGGGTGAGCGCGCTGGTCAGGTTGGGGTCGTTCAGCAGGCCATAATTCTGCAGGCCAGAGACGCCATAGAAATAGGTCAGGTTCAGGAACTTGTGGAGCACGGTGGCCGCCGCTTGGTCGACCTCCGAAATCCAGTTGATCCGGGCCAGACCGGCACGCTCCAGTTCCCGCTCGCCATATTCCTTGACGGTCTGGAACAGGTAGGCCTGGCGCTGCGGCCAGTTGGTGTTGGCGCCGGCGCGGCCGTTCTCGTTGTAGTCGCCATAGCTGGAGACTTCGCCGGTGTGCTCGACGGTCGGGAACATGATCGTCTCGTCGAGCCAGGTGCCCTTGCGGGCTTCGCCGAAGATCGCCGCCGCCCGGTTGGGGGCGAACAGGATCTTGAACACCGCCGGGTCGATCATGGCGGTGAGCATGGCCGGGACGGCGGAGTTCGGATCGCCCATCAGGCCCGGCTGGGCGTCCATGGCGAGGCCCGCATTGCTCAGGCTGTCCATGGCCAGGTTGAAGTCGCGTTTGAACGCATCGGGCACATAGGCCCGAACGCCCGGCAGATAGACGCCACTCGCCTCCAGCATGGCCTGATCGGCATGCCACGCGGCTTGGGCCTCCTGAATATTCACAAAACTCATGGTGGTTGCTCCTTAGCCGAGGGGCTGCGACGAGATCTTGACGAGTTCGCCGGGGGCGGCGGACGACATCGCGATCCACTTCGTTTGGACATTGGTGGTGACCGCGATGCTGGTCGCGCCGACCACGGTGTTGTTGTTCACCGCATAGGTGCCGGCGCCGCCGGTGCCGGTCAGGAACTGGCTGATCGTGGTGTTGGCCGCGACGCCAGTGCCGGACAGAAGGCCGCCCAGCGCGATGGTGCCGGTGACAGTGCCG